CTATCTAAAAGCCGCCCTGTTTCTTTGTTAAACTCAAGCCTACAAGCCAGCCCGGTTTCCCCGGTGTACCTATTCTTTAAAATACGCACATGAGTTATATTTTTATTGGCGATATCTTGCTGATTGCGCTCAAGTCCTAAAACCATATCCGATAGCTGGGCTATTCCAGCCGAGCCTCTAAGTTGAGATAGGCTAGTTGCGGCCCCCTCTTCATGGCCCTTCCCTTCGGGCCGGCGAAGATGGCTTACCAAAACCATGCCTATTTTTAGCTCTTCTACCAAAGAGCGCAGTTTTGTCATTGTATTATCAATAAGCCTTCTTTCATCTCCGTCTCCTATCCCTGAAACAACAATAGAAAGGTGATCCAAAATAATCCAACCGCATCCACATCCCTTAACCATGTATCGAATGCGATTAAATAAGTTGGTGGAGTCCAAAGAGCCAAAATGATCATAGGTAAAAAAGCGTCCATTGGATAGGCAAGTGTCAAAGGCCTTCTTAACTTCTGATTCTGGTACATCTTTTTTAAGATAAAGTGGAATACTCATCTCAATTCCCAAGATACCCAAGGCTGTCCGTCTGACTGACTCTTCAAGAGCGATGTATCCCACACTCTGTCCATGAACTAATAAATGATGGCAAAGCTCCCTACAAAACTGGCTTTTGCCAATCCCTGAGCCGGCCGTGATTGTTACAAGCTCTCCCTTTCTAAGCCCGTGAGTCATGTCAGTTAGGCCGGGGTAGGGGTAAGAAACTGCCTCAGCGTTATCTACTTTTGTGATGTAATCCCAAAGATCATTACCCCCAACAATACCATCCGGGCGGTACTCTTTAGCCCTCCACATGCATTCGACAACCTCTTTATCCCTGCCGGCAACAAGCATTTCATTGGCATCTTTAAGTGGAAGGTGGGCAATTTTGGCCTTGCGTGGAGAAAGAAGAGCAGAACACTCAATAGCCGCCTTCTTCCCCGGCTCGTCATTATCAAACATGAACACAACCGACTCAAATTGCTCAAGCCATTCTAGGTTTTTTGCAACTGCCTTGGCCGCCGCTTGCGCCCCGTTAGGGACGCTGACTACGGGCCACTTATGTTGTTGGATTTGAGATACAGAAAGCGCATCAATCTCTCCTTCCGTAACAACTACCATTTTATAATTACCTTTCCAAAGGTGCATACCGAACAAACCCATCCTATTGCCATCCCCAATAATTTTAAAATCCTTGTTGGGGAACCTTATCTTTTGGGCAATAATTTTGCCATCAGTATCCCGGTAGGTAGCTATTTGCACAACCCTATCGTGATAATGCCCAACCTTGTAGTCCCAATTACTACAAGTTTGCTGGTTTATGCCTCGTTTAGATAGTTCAATACATTCACCTTGTAAAAAAGTTTCATCCCTCAGACTCATCATACCCTGTGCCTCCTTCTTTTGTGGCTCTCCTTCTCCGGGAACATAGGCCTGACATGAGAAACAATAACCATGCCCGTCATCATATCTCGATAAAGCATCCGATGACCCGCATTTTGGGCAAGGCTCATGGCGTACAAAATTACTACTGGGCTTCACACAACTCCTTGTTGTCTGCGTAGGTGTAAACCTCAACGCCAAAGAGTTTAACTTTTTTCAAGGTTTTTCCGTTGACTGAACGGAATGATCCCGTCCATGGGTGCTTCCCACTATCTACGGAATTTGCAAGCTCGTCAAAACCGGCCTCACTTATCTTCAGGGAGGTTGGCGGCCGGCCGTGTTCTGCATCGAAATCGCTTATAAAGTTGAGTAAGTTTTCTATTGTCATGGCTAATTTGTGTCCATTTCTCAGGGATTGACCTATCAGAATACGGAAACCCGTTTTTGTTTGCCCAATCCCCGTAAGTTGTTGTTGATTTTTTTGATAATCTGTTTTTGGAATTCTGAAAAACAAGCCTTATATCAGCCCACGGAGAAGCTCGCTTCACAAGAACAAGCTTTGACCTATCGGCCGGCCTAAACCACCCCTTAACTTCAACTATGATTCCATTAGCTAAGATAAAGTCAGGGGTGTAGGCACACTTCCTAATATAAGGAAGGCGAAGTGTTTCGTACCCAAACTGCACCCCAACCCGGTTGAGTTGGGATGCAATTTGAGCCTCAAACCCGGAGCGGAATTTCTTAGAAATCGCCGTTCCCCTTCTCATTGGATGCCGCCGTGAATACGGAGTCAGGCAAGCTTTCTCCTCCGGCAACAAAGCCCTCTTCCTCTGCCGAGAATCCATAGGCTTCAGCATTCACCGGGCCGCCGGGACGATGAAGCTCTATAATCTGGACAGCCTTACAACGCAGACTCGCTCCAACACCTAGAGCCGGCGTAAACCAAGGATAGCACTCGCCAGCCACCTTGATGACTGAACCGCCACCAACTACTTCTTTTGTGGGTTGGCCCTTGCTATCAAACAGCATCGGCCTCTGTTCCCATTCCCTTCCGCTTTTCTTTGACTTCACCTTTGCGGCCAAGGAAAACTTGATCTTAAACTTTCCGGTGGGGTTGCCTTCTTTGTCCACATCCTTTTTGATGGGCAACTCGGCAAGCTTAAGCTCCTTCTTTTTTAACAAGGCGCATTGTTCTTTGTAGTATTCTTTAACATACGCCTTAATTTCATCACTAAACTTCTTGGCCTCTTCTTCAGAAACCAAAAGGTTTACACTATACTCCCCGTCCTCTTTAAATTTAAAGTCGGGTTCGTTTAGTTTTGGGTAGGAAGCTACACCCTTGGGGGATGTAATCTTCAATGTTCTATTTTCCATGTTGTTGTACTCCTTTTTTATTTGTTGTTGTGTTAACGAAGCAAAGCTCCGTTCCCTCCGCCCATCTGAATCCAGAGGCACGGAGAAAAGTCTCAAAGCACTTAATGATGTCTTTTAAGCAAACTGCATCAGTTTTATGAAATATTGTTGTTTCCGGTACTCCATCATATTTGCTTTTATGAATGAAACTCGTAGAAAGAATTCCTAAATCCTCGTCAGCATAAAACTCATGCTGTGGAATTCCGTTCTTTTTGGTTGCCGTATGCGTTGTAATTGCTCGTTCCTCCCTCTTCATACGAATATGTATTCACCCCCCTTTAGCTGTCCAATTAAAAAATCACCTTTTTGGAAGGTATTAGAGCCGCTTATTGCACTATTTGTTTTTGTTAATTCAGCATAAAAATTAAACAAAACATCTTTTTCAAAAATAGAAATCAAAGTATTTTTTAAAGTTTCGACAAGTAAATTAATTTTATTTGCGTGTGTACCAAAACAATCATGTACAGCTAGTATTTGGCTGAATTCCTTCACCACAAAATGTAGTATTGAAGCGTCAAGGCTATGGATGAAGTTAGGAGAAAGGGAGGCAACTTGTTTTTTTCTGTTAATCTTTCTGCCATCTTCTTCTCGCAGAACCGGGTAAACAAAATTCCCATGAAGGCTTGTTTTAACAACCTTTGAATTGGTTTTCATGTACGGCTGAACGACTTTAAATCCACTAGGCGTTGTCCAACTGAGTTTGTAATCCTTATCCTTGGTCGCAATTCGTCCAGCGGCTTCAAGATACTTCATGCACTCTACAATTTTAGGCATAGACTCCCGCATCGCTGTAACAAAAAGGCGGCTCAAGCTCATCGAATACCCCCAAAAATCTTTTAGATTTATATTATCCATTCCGTGAGTTGTGTAATACCATTGTTCGATCCAGTTTCGTATGCCATTAATGGAGATTCCGTAAGGCATGGCTAGAACTGGCTGTTTTACAAGCTTTCTATCAATCCGGGCCTTGATCCAAAAGTTAGCCCACTTGGTTCCGTCTTTGTGAAGCAACTCCATCAGCGTACCAAGAACGATTTTATAAATGTCTTGGGGAACCTCAGAATTTACCAAATTTACATATTTTGCAGTAACTTGATCATAGCTCAAAAGGGATAAGATTTGTAGCCCGGATGCAGTACAATCAAGCGTGACGGGAAGGTGCGAAATAAAACCGCCTTTGGTTGTTGCGTCTGAGTATTCTTTGCACCACCTTAAAAACTGCCATGGTTTTTCTGCTTCAGTCCACCACTTAAAATGAAAAGGATTTTCAGCACATCGTTTTATATTTAAAGAGTTTGAACTAGCCCAGCTTGTTCTTTCGTGCCGGCTCTGCTTGCCCAATCCGAACAGCCCACTTCCATAGTAGGCCATCCAGTTAAGTCCATGAGAATCAAGCCGGCGGCCCTCAGAGAACTCAAGCAACGCCTTGGCGTGGTCTGTGCCTTGCGGATTGAGGTGGCCCGGAACATAATACAATCTGCCCCTAAAATCAGCTTGAACCGGAAAGTAAAGGGAATCTTGATCTAAAAACTTCTTACCGGCGTGAATAATCTGAGCCAAAACAACCCTTTGAGCAGACATTTCTACATTCTTTGAATGCACAAATGCGGCCTTTTTTGTGTAAGCTCGAATGGTTTCTTTATCTGCCCCCTCTGCTGGTTTAGGCGGAAGTGGAAGCACTTTGTTTAAAGGTATCCCTGTTCCATCATCCAGCCCGTTTGTCCAGAACTCCTCCATAACTTGAAACAGCCAACGATTGATTTTCCATGGAGTTTCCTGAAGTTTGTTCATTGAATCGTACACCGGGGCCATCTCAGCTTTAGAAAGCTCTTCCAAAAGCGGCTTGCTCCGCAACTTAACCGCCGGGTAAGCCAGCCGTGAGTCTGAGTAGCCGCCGGCAAAGAAGTTTGAAGCAGACCAAGGTTTAGGTTTTTCAACTGAAGGCAAAAACCGAGGGAGGATATAGCTTGATTCCGTGTAGTCTTTTATCCATTTCAAGCATTCATCAGTAGCTTTAATCATGTTTACTGATTTCTTTGGAGACTCCCATTTTTTATAAATTTTAACAAGTCCCGTACTTTCTATAAACAAGTTCAAACAAACAAAGCCGATGTGAAGCCTTTCGGTTGGCGTGAGGTAGTTTATCTTTGTATTTGATGCCCGGATAGAAGCATAAGCACTTTTTAGTTTAAATAACTGCCCCACCCTTCGCATAATGGCTCTTTTATTAACACAAGCCCTCACCGGATGCTCTTTTGTATATATTTTATAATGCAACTCTGCTTCCAATGCTTGTCCTATTTTCATGCACAAAGCTGTTACTGGTTTTTGTGTAGAAATTGAATTAAGGATCATTTTTGACGAGACATAAGCGATTAAATCAGGGTCAAACTTTTGTAAGAAAGGCCAAGCACTATGTCTAAAACCTCCCCGGCTTTGAGCGTCTTTCAGCCATTTCTCTATTCTTTCCGCAAACAAAGCCATGACCCCGCCCATGATCCTTCGAACCCCCTTTGTATGAGTCTCAGTCTGCTTT